TGCTCTTCACCAAGTGTAGTCTTACCCAGCTTTGTACGAACCATCTTAGCTAGTTTTGATGGATCTACACCAAAGTCTTTAGCTGCTGACATGACATGGCTCTTACGAACATTGTCACCATAACGCTTGATAAGGTGTGCAGCAATCTTAGCAGATTCATCAAGATCCTCGATTTCTTCCATTGTATTTTGTTTCTTGTTAGCATAGCTATCAAACTTACGAACTTGATTGCTGCTTTTAGTTTCGGCCGCACTTGGCCAAGAACCAAACTTACGCGCCTTACGCATCTTTATAAGTCTATCATCTGCTTTATCGCCAGCTCTTGTTGCTAACTCGGCAGAAAGCTCATCAATCTGTTCGGCTTCTTCGTTTACATTATGGTAGTTTTTGTAAGCTTGCGCTCTATTCTTAGCATAAGAATGAATAGCTGAATGCTTTTCAAACTGCTCAGCATCTTTAACCAATTTCTTGTAACGCGCTTTGTGCTGTACAGGAGTTCTTTTCTTAGCTTCAGAACCCTTGTCTTCGTTATCCATCCAATGAAGATTTTTATCTTCGTCGATCTGTTCGGCTTCCTCAGCAACTTTCTTCTTGCTACGAAGCATCTTGAAGTCTTGGCTGTCAAGCTTACCATTATGGTTCTTGTCGAGATTCTTTTGGCCGCCTTTTAGTTCTTCCTTGACATATCTATGTCCTGGCTTTAACTTCTTAGCAGTTTGCATATCTTTATATCTGCCGACAATCTTATCATCTTTATCATAAGCACACACTGCTTCATAGACCTTTTCGTCTTCGCCAGGGTTATAGCCTTTGCGTTCCTTACGACGATCGATAGCCTTGGTGCTGCCCTTAAAGACATCGTCACCATTGCCGTTGCGGTCAGGATTCTTAGCAGTTACGTGCTTGTCGATAAACTTCTGTTCATCGGCAGACTTAACTTTCAAGTAACCTTCTAGAAAATCTTTAAGCGTCTTCGCCATCGTCGTCCAGTCCTTCTAAATCTGAGTCATCAAAGTCTAAATCGTCGTCGTCCAGGTCTAGATCATCAACGTCATCAAATTCGTCTTCATCGATATCATCATCGAGATCGTCTTCGTCTTCGTCATCTAGATCTTCTGACTCTAAATCTTCTTCAGAAGCATAAAGACCCTGCGCTATATTAGTACGCAATGTGTCAATTGCTTCAGCTGCTTTTTCGCCCATGATATCATCAAAGGCAGAAGCAAACTTAGTTGGCTGCTGACCGATAGCAAAATTAATTAGTTCATCAACTGTTGGCATAACTTTTCTCCGTATTCTTTTTATTTATAATCAGGCTGGTTTCTTGACTACATCAGGAACCTTAGGACCGAAGTCTGCATCCTTAGGTGGTTGTGCTTCTGGTGGCGCCGGAGGTCCAGCATCACCTTCTGGTTGCATATCAGCTCCAGGCATTGGTTGACCGTCAGGCCCAACCTCTGGTTGGTTATATTGTGGATTATTCATCTCTTCTTTAATCTGTGCATCAATTTCCTTCATGTCCTCTTCAGTCTGATAGAGAACATTGCGGCGGATCCATTCATGTGAGTAGTATTTGCCGGTATAGTCATCTACATCACGGAGCATCGACACACGATCACGAAGGATCTCAGTGTTGCGAAGTTCTGCGAAGTGGTTATCTTCAGCATACTCATACTTAAAGTTAGTCTTGAACTCTGCCCAATCTTCTGAGGTAATGATTCCCTTAAGGATCAGTTGCTTCTCAAGGATACGTGTGAATAGATCAGAAAATCTCATTCTTAGGCGAGTAACAAACTTAGCAAACTTGACTTCGTCACGTGTAATTTCAGTAGCACGGCCAAAACTGTACTGTGCAGATGGATCCATACGACCGATAGGAACGTTCAACGACTTATAGAGTTTGTTTTGGAAGTACGTTACGTCATCCATCTGACCTAGATTCTGCCCACCCGGGAGGGTAGTAATCTCTGTTCCCTTACCGCCTTCACGACGTGGTAGCCAGAAATCCTCAAGCATTGTCATATGTTTACGATCATCACGGATTTCACCACTTGCTGAATCGTACACAACCTTATTCTTAAAGCGCGTCATAACATCACGAAGATATTGTTCAGCTTTAGGTTTAGGAAGGTTACCAACATCAATATAGAAGATACGACGTTCAGGTGCACGCGAGATACGATAGATGACCAATGAGTCTTCCATCGCCTTCAGCATGTTCAACGGCTTGATAGCCTTCTGGAGGTAACCAATAACAAGGTCACCATTTACATTCACAAGACCAGATGACACATTGACAATAGAGTCGACTGCAATCTTCAGACCCTGTGCACCAGTATCCTGGAAAGGTGCTACGTTATTAGGAACACCAGCAGTCTTCGAGAATCCCTTCTCGTTATAGATGTAGAACTCTTCACCGGTCTGTGGAACAGTAATATTGGAGTCTTTGGCAACTTTTCTTTTCTTGACGGTACGAACCTTACGGATCTTACGTGGATCAATATACCGAAGTTCTTTGATACCATCACGTGGCTTTGCTTCATCGATCATTGCATGATATAGTAGACGTCCATCTACATACCACTTCTTAAAGATTTCATAAGCATGCTGATTAAACTCAAGGAGGTCGACGATATTATCGAACTCTTCGGTAATCATTTTCTTAATCTTGTCAGGCTGTTCTAGATCGTCTAGATTAAGACTAACAATTTGTTTCTTAGGATCTGCAACAATGGCTTCATTAACAATATCATCGATGGCCATCTCGACCTCAGGATGCATTGCAATTTCACGATACTTATTGACTAACTCTGCTTCTGTACGAACTGCACCGTCAAGATCAACAAACGTACCATAGACACCGCCTTCAGCCACAACCATCGCGCCATCATCGGCTGCTTTAGGTGTAAATGAAGGGATGTCTACTGGTTCGACTTTCCTCTTGATTTCAAAACCAAATAATTCGGCCATGGATACTCCAATTTAAATAACAAAAAAATAAGGGGGATGGTTACCCCTTATTTATTACGCACCGCCGGCATTATCCGTAGTACCACCGCTCACTGTCCAGTAGTCATATGTAAATGTAACCTGGAAAGATTCGATTTGGTCGGTATTTCCCCAATCAAGTTCGATTGGCGAGATAACACTTGGGAAGATTCCATCAAATCTATATTCACGAATCGGTGTTCCATCCTTAGCATACTGAATTACAGTAGCGTTAGACTTATAACGATTAATATCACGAACATTGCCCTCAAGACGGTTGATTCTGTTTGACCATTCTTCCATAGCATTACGGATTAAAAAGTCTTCGTCATTGAGAACTGTTACTGTCCAATCACCGAATGTACGGTCTCCAGCCAACTTCATTTGACGACCAAAGTAGAATACTGGAATTACACCAAGTTGTGATTCTGGAATCTGTGCAGCTTGAACCATAAATGGTGTTTTGAGATCGCCAGAATTATTTGCAGGATTGTTAATACGTACCTGAAATAGATTCTGACGTGCACCGCCATAGACCAGCTGGCTTCTCATTTCGTTGATATTAAAAGCCATTTGCTTTTCTCCTAGTTTCTTTTATTTATTAGAACTGGCCAACAACTTCATTGAACTCTACACCAGAGCGGACAGCAACAAAGTTCAACTGAATATAGTTGATGCTCTTAGCTGGCTTGATATAGATGTCACCAACAAAGCGGTTGCTATCAATAACTTCTGCAGTATTGTTTGTTTCATCGCAAACAACACGGAAGTCAGTAATACCACGACGGCCTTGAATATCACGTAAGAATGGTTCAATCAGATTCAAGAACTGTGCACGAGTGAACTCGTCATTGAACTCGAACAGCATCTGATTTGCGGCTGTGGCGATTGTCTTCTCAAGAGTGATGAATAGACGACGAACGTTAATACGATCGAATGCACTTGGACGGCCAAGAGCAGTTTTATCACCAAACAGAATTGTACCCTGACCTGGCTTTGTGATTACTGGATTGATATCGCTCTTATACAGTGTATCACAATCTGTCTTGCTTGGGCTATAAGCCAGCTTAACAAGGTTCTTAATCTGGCCACGATTGTAACCAGCAGGTGAGAACCAAGGATCACGAAGATTGTCTGAACGAGCAGTTAGACCAGCAATATCACCATTCAGTGGGATATAACGGTATACATCATTGTACTTGTCATACTGATACTTATAACCAGAGTCGATGAATGCATACGAGCTATTACGAACACTCTGACGGAATGTCACAATGTTTGAAGCCTGTAGACCCTCTACATTAGTAGCACCAATAACATCGGCACGATCAGGTGAAACAAATACAACACAATCTTTACGTGTTTCGGCAATATTATCAATTAGATAGTTAGCAAGTTGCTCACCATTAGTACCGCCGCGTGCTTTACCAGTAAGAATCAATGAAACATCAACAGATGAAGCATCGGCAAACAGATCATATGCACTTGCAAGAGCTGCAAGTGAAACGTCAGTAGAATTTGCACCATCATAACCACCGATGAACGAATCGGAATAAGGAACAATTGATGTTGAATTAATAAGACCAGCAGCAGTAGTTGTAGCAGCACCTACACGATCGTTTGTTGCCCAAACATAACGCGAGTTGTCATTGATTACTGTCTTATAGAAGTTGGTTGTACCATCTTCACCGATAGCATCAGTTGCACGGGACAGGTCTTCATAAACTTCAAGGATCGTTCCAGGAGTACCCGAGAACTTACCACCTACGTCTACAACAATAGCACTTACCTGATCAACAGTTGTTAAACCACGATCTGATAGATAACGCGATGTACCAGGTGCTGATGCAATAGTGTTATAATATTCCCACTTACGTGAAATTGTATTGCTACTGTAGTTTGTTGACAGGCCATACGGAGTTTCGACAGTTACTGGGAAGTAAGCAATTGTTGGATCATTAGGAATATTGTTAGCAACAGCACCAAGGGCCTTAATTTTAAGAAATTGTTTGCCAATTAATGTATTGCCAACTTCGATATAATCACCAACGGTCAATCTATCTCTAATAACACCTGCTGCAACATATGTTTCATCCCATGTTAGTTTTGAAGATAATGGATTGCCAGCAAGATTAAAGGTAAAACCAGTTGCTGTTGAGTTGATTGAAGAAAAACTGATATTTGAACCGCCAGAAGTTGTTGATAAGCAGAAACCAGATGTGTTAGTAGACACAGTATAGTATGTAGTACCATTAGTTAGAACAACTGCAATGCCTGATGTATTCGAATATACTACAGTATCACCATTCGCAAATGGATGATTTGGTGATGTGATAAAGTTTGTAGTATTCGAGATGCTTGAAGTATTTGAAAACAGTGCCAGTGTTGTTGTTGCACCAACTGTATTTGATTCAATATAGACATTAGCGGTTGTGCTATTTACTGCAATTGAAAAACCGGTCGTAGGTCCTGGAACATTTGTTGTATTTGTATAACCAGTCAGATCCCGTGGGTCGATAGTTGAACTATACTGCGCTGCAGAATCACACATAGAAACTTTTAGCGAGTTACCTAGTTCACCAGGATAACGTGCAACAAATTCTGTGCCAGCAAAGATGGTATTTGAAGGGCCCTTATTTTCAAAGTCTTCAGCATTTTTTACAACAGTAGTTGCTGGGTTTACAGTTGAACTATTAGCAATAGCATTGAATGCTAATCCGGCATCAAAGAAAGTTAATGATTGAGTATTAACAGTTGTACTACTACCGTTCAATGCATTAGCAGATAGTGTAACACGCGTTGTGCCTGTTCTTGCAAGTGTATGGCCGGTTTGTGATGTTCCAGTCGTCAAAGTAATTACTGTACCACCGTAAGAAGCTGCAAGAAATACACCAGATGTGTTTGAATTACGCACATAATATGTTGTACCACTAGTTAGTGGCGAAACAGCAGTGTTACCGGCAGCAACAGTATAAAGTACAGGTTCACCATCTACTAGAGAGTGTGAAATTGTAATAAATCCGCTAGTAGCTACTGCAGAACTGGCATTAAACGATGCTGAAAGTGTAGATGTATTTACAGAAGCAACAGTTGTTCCATATGGAATAATTGTTGGGCTAGCATGAACTTTTTGACCTGCAGTAATACCTGTTGTAGTATTTGCTGCAAAAACAATATATTGGTCACCGCGAAGCTCTGAAGATTTATAGACGGTTGTTGCTGCTGATGTAGTTGCAGCACGAGAAACATAAAGGGCATTACCATACGAAAGGAAGTTAGCCGCTGTGAAGAATGTTTCATAGTTGTCTGATGTTGGTTTGCCGTAACGGGCAACCAGAGTATTTTCTGAATCTACCAGAACAAACTTTCCAACAGGACCCCAACGAAACACGCCGCCAATAGCACCTGTTGTGGTTGCTAGAGCCGGTACTGTTGTTGTAAGATCAATCTCGGAAATGTTAATTCCAGGGCTGACTTGAAATGCCATTGTAATCTCCCTTAATCGAAGGTGTTTAACCAGTTACTTTTGCTTTTATTTATAAAATGCCCAGATTACGAAAACAAGCCTTTAAACTCTGGATTCCATGATTGCGACATATCGATAACTTCTATATTGTCATGGTCTAGCGGTTCTCGGCCATTATCCATGAAGAATGAGAACATCTCATTCTCCAGATCTTCATCTGTTCTGTTTCTCAGTTTAAGAAGCGTATTGATATCAGTCAGATCCTTGAAGTATTGTTGATTCGACATCCATGCAAACAATACCAATGCCATGACGAGATCGTCGTGTGCACCGGGTTCTGCCTCATAGGATGCGTTCTTCTTAGAGAATCTGGACAGTTCGTAGATCGTATCATGATCATTAATAATCAATTGATATTGTTCGATAAGAAGCTTGAGTAGTGAACAGCCAACAGTCTTGGTAATTGCTGTTTGTTTCAATCCACGTTCTGCATTCTTATTAAAACCAGCAGAGATTCTTTTACCTTTCGGACCTGCCTTTTCAGTAAAGATTAAGTTATCCGATTCGTAGTCGATGTATAAAGCGTCGGCCACAGTCTGGCCGATGTCATTAATTTCCACCAGGATCGTAGCATTGTTATACTGTATCGATGTCTGATGGATAGTCTGGGTGTATTCCGCAGGCGGGGTGACGTTACTTTTATAGACACATACCTGGTTGTACGGCATTTGTGTAACATCGATTACCTGGAATGCAGAGTAATCAAGGCCCTTACCATGGGATACGTCGCACGTCATGACATACTTGTGATCCTTCTCAGGAAGAACATAAGTTGTCAGTCCGTCAGTTGATGATAGTGGACGTAGTGCAGTCAGTGTCTTCAGGACAGCACCGGAGATCAGTGTACCAGATGAACCAAGCCATGCACACTCAAATTCCTGCGCAAACTTCTCGTAGTCGAAGTCCATGGCGCCAAGTGTTTCTTGTTTCCATGCCTCATTGCGGCCAGGAACCATTTGCCATGGAACCTCAACATACTGATAACCGTTGGTGCCTTCCTTAGCACCAGTGCATGTTTTATAGAAGTGATTTAATCCATTCGGCGTGGATGTGAATAGGATCTTAGTAGTTTCACCAGACGAAATGGTCGGAAAGACGGAAGCGAAGAACTCATCCCAGTTCTCGACAAACGCTGCTTCATCGATGTATAGTAATGAAATAGACTTACCACGAATAGCCGACGAACTAGTAGCAGCAGCAATAACTTTACAGCCGTTCTCAAGCTCAATAGAGCCTTTGTTCCACTCGACAACACCTTGTTGTAACCAGTCCGGAAGTGATTCATATGATAACTTTACACGATCTAGAATTTCTCTAGCAGCATCTCCTTTATTAGCAAGGAGAGCAACTGTCTTATGTTCATTAAAGAGAACATAGTGAAGAATAACAGCTGCAGCAGTTGTAGTCTTACCAGCCTGACGTGATGTGACTACTGTAACTCGGCGGTTATTAGTTAACTTCTCAATAATTTCTTTTTGATAATCATAAAGCCGAATAGGAATCAGACCATGATCAACATGGACAATCTTAATATAACGTTCGGCAAAGTAGATTGGATCTTCAGCGCACTTTAACCATTCCTCAACCTGTTCGGCGGTCCATTCAATCTTTTTTCTGGCTTTCTTGAGCAGAGGGTTGCCATTATAACCCTTGTCAAAAGCCTTTTTTATTTTATCAAACATCGTCATTCTTAGTTTTTCTTTGTTCGAGCATCTTCTGCAGTTCGGCAGTAGATCCGACAAAAAGATTATTTGTTACCTGTTGACTGTTTGCATTTGGTTCTGTCTCTAGAAGTTTCTTCTTCTTGGCCTGTAAGTCCAGGAGGTCTTTACTTGCACCGACCATCGTATTCATCAAGGTTGAAAGAACCTCATATGCTCTAGGATGCTGTGACTGTCTAGCCACATCCATCAGGTCAAACAAAGCCTCTTGTCCTTTGCCAATTACATCCATTAGATTTTCACGCGCATAGTCAAAATCATTTTGAATCGTTGCATCTTCTGGTTTATCTTGTACCATAGGAAGATACTGTCTATCAGCGTCAGGTTGGATATTTAAAATTTGGTTTAGCTTTTTCATTATACATTACTCTCAAACTCATGAATAAATCCATAGTTATCATCTGCGTTGATTAGACGCCAGTCTACAGAATTAGAAGCATTGGATGTTGGTTGACCATCACCAGTTAATCCTGGATATACATGAACTGTTTCAGTTGCTGCTGTATTTGTCGTGTTAGCTGTTACTACATTTGCGGTAGGACGGATATTAACATCGATATACTTAATAATACCGCCATCTGTTCCATTGCCGGATCCAATATTCTTAATCGGTCCAAACAAATAACCCTTCATAGTAAAGTTAAGTGTCCAGATGATGGCGCGGCGCGTTTCAAAGTTGCCTTCGTACGTATCTTCAGTCGAGATATCATTCAGGATGATAGGAATATCCCATGGATCATCTTCCATAGATGGAACAAGATGAACCGACGCCGTCCATTCTGGAGTAAAGTATGGAAGAATTTGTTCTACGATCTTTGTACCATCCTCAGCGTTCTTGACAAGGATCGACATCTGAAACGAGATATTATAAGGGACAGGTTGATACTGACTCTTGTTATCTTTGGTCTTGCGATTCAGAGTATTGAGTTTACGTTCTGCATCATACTGGAATGTTGTCATCTCAAACGAGATACGTGGAACTGTCACAGCAACTTTGTTATCCAGATCCGGGTTGCCTTCTAGACGAGCTAGATACTTTTCCTTCGGTCCATACGATAGTGGCACCTTAATCGTCTGAACAGTTTCACCAGCTGAATCCTGACGGGTTACATAGATGTTATTGAAAATAGTTCCAAAAAGGATTACATATTTTCGTAGGGTATTATGATGGAATGTACTACCAAACATTATACATGGCCTTCGCTAAAAGGATCGATCTGTGACCAATCAAGGATTTCTTCACCCTCAAGTTGTACCTCGGTATTATCCTCGTATGAATCACCGGCTTGAGTTTCAAAATCATAACCAGATTGAATAATTTGAAATCCATCTTGATCGGTAATAACAAAACCATCAGTCGTAAGAAGACCATATGTCTCCATAGCAACATTGTTTTGTTCAATATCATCAATTTCTGCAACGCCTGTATTAAACCTCTCTGAGCTATATTCAAAGATTTCGCAGACAAGATCATACATCTGGATTGTACCCATCTGATAAAAGATAGGAGTTTGATTAACATACTTGATAATAAGTATACGATTGACCATAGGAATATAGATCAGATCGCCTTCTTGAGGACGATTAATTCCTTCTAGGCTGCCAACCTCTATCATAAAGTTACGAACAGAGATAGTAAGCGTCATCTGATCTCTGATTTGAAGATTAAACTTAGACAGGAATGTACCATCACCTTCATAACTATCGTAACTACGAATGTACATATCAATGTAATAAGACGTATTATATTCTGATAGTGCATCTTCGCCATAGATATCATCTTTGGCTACGAGTGTTCTAGGACAATAATACACATCATGGCCATAAATCTTAATCGATTCCATGACCAAGTTTTCAATCAGGATCTGCTCCTGACTATTTTCAAAATTATTAAAATAGAAATTTGTTGTCACTAATTATCCGATCATATCCAGGACAGGAAGTGAATAACTCGAGATCATCTCTTGTTCCATTTTGGTTCTTGCGTCAACGGCATCATTATAGATCTTCTCACCATTGAACTGGACACCACCAGGAAGACTCATGCCTGTGAACTTGGTAAGATTTGAACCCCACTGTTCTTTAATAAGAACTGTTGCATAGTTCTGAAGCCAACGATCATTCCATGCATCTGTATACACTTCAGGATCAACAACCTCATATGCTTCTACAAGAAGATAAGAGTTAACAGCCAGATTGCCCCAGTCGGTATCAATATAAAGTCTATCCTTATGTCGTGCATAACGAATAGGTTGTTTACCAACTAGCATCTCAGTTAGTAGAGAAAGGTGTTCCATGACCATATAGTATGGTACGATGGATACGTTTGTTAGGGTATAGAGATCATTAAGGGCGATTTGGTAACGGATGTTAAAGAGATCATCAGCGCGGATTGATGGATCGCCAATTGTGAACACGCTAACTGCGCCTAGAATGTTTTCAGGTAGTGTAATGTACTTGTTATTTACATCTGTTTGAGTAATAAGATGCTTATAATAGATTCTATCCGAACCATCAAAATGATAGTCATAATAGTAGCGCAATGCCTCGTCAATACGATCATCTACCTGATCATCATCGACGTTAATTTCAATTACAGGAGCTCCCAACTTGCGTAAGCAATATTGTTTAAATGCATTTTTTGTAGTTGGTGTAGCCATAGTAACCTCTTTTAATTATATTTATATACGTCTATTCTTTATAGTAAAATACCTTGGAAAGAAACGTTTCTGACGAGGTGGATGCTAAACTCATTATACTAGATAATGTATATGATGTGGTTGATAATGATGCAGATGATACTGCTATAGAAGTGTATCCTGCATCGCCGTCATAATATGGATCATCACTAAAGCTGAATGATGTTTGATCTATACCAATATTTGCCGAATATCCACCACTAGAAATATTATAGTCAGAATTCACAGGAACTGCTTCTGTAAAATTACTATTTGCTCTTATATATGACAATCTCTTAGATGCATTTGTATCAAGAGAACCGTTTCTATAAATGCCTGAACCATAAAAAACATTATTATTACTATCGGACAAATCATATTTAAATATCATATTAGTAGGATATCTTATAGAAGAAGTAGCAGATTGAGATATTATAACAATATTATTGCCTTTTATTTTTACACTACCTCCTGGATAAACTGGCATATCTGCTAATGCAGGAGTTGCAGCCCTATAATTATTTGCTGTACTTACAATCGTACTTCCAACCTGATATAATATATTTGTTGTTTGTAGTTTAAATATTCCATATTGACCAATATATCCACCAGCAGCTATACCAGCGCCAATAAATGGAGCGCCTTGCCGCATATTAACAACATAAACAAATGAATCTGTATTATCTATAGCAAATAATTTTTCAGAATAAAATGTACGATCAAATGTTCGTGATACATCATTTAATATTGTTCCAGAGGAATTAATTTTATATCTTAAAGTTGCCCAGACATCAACATCACTAGTATATCCTGCACACAACATCCAAAATATATTATCTGAACTATCTGCAATCGCATTACTAAAAACAAGCGGCGAGACAGTAAAGTAATCGTGCACATGGTGCTTACTCCATGCTACAGATGCAGTAGATCCAGCATCTGTTATCTTTGTTAGTGTTTTTGGATCACACACAAGAATATTGCCTCTTGTGTCACTAGTAACAGTTGTTAGAAACGTATTAGTAGTATAAAATACAGCAGGTGTTGAGTTTGATTGGGCTATTCCAGTTGAATATTGCCATACAATAATACCATTTGTGTCTAGTTTGAATATTGCCTTATTTGGCACTGATATGAATAAAGTAGAACTAGACCCTAAACTCATTCTTGGATATCTATTAGGTTCAGATCCCGTTGTTGCTGTGGTAGTTAATTGATTAACAGGTGATGTTAATTGCTTAGCCCATACAGATGTACCAGAGGAATTAAATTTCTCTATATTGACATAGTAGCTGCCAGATAATGATGTGACGTAGCAAATATACACGTTATATGTTGAATCTACAACTAATCCAGTTATAATTGCACTTGTATCGGATAAAGATTTTTGCCATACTACAGAAGGTGTATTATTAATTTTAGCAAATACATTTCTAGAACCAATATAAACATTTTCTAAATCGTCTAGATCACCGCAGCACCATGCAGAATTTGGTTGTGTGCCAGTAGTTAATGCTCCATACCAACCCGATGCTTTTGCTTGGCGAATTGCAGTATTAGTATATGTAACTGTCACGAATTAATAACCTAATGCTTGCCAGAACATTGTTCTAGACGTAGTAGAACCAGTACGAACATTACAGGTTGATGTAGTTTGAGCAATGACGTTTGGATATCCGTTAACAATATACGTAGTAGCTGGTGTAACCGTCACTCCTAAAATTGCTGTTGGAAACGATACCGGGAAGGTAACATTACCTGCTGTTGTGTTGGAAGCCACAGTTCCCCACTGCATTAATATACCATTAGGTAACCAAGCATAACCTGGATCCGCTTTAGATGAAGATCCTAGAACCATTGTATTAGAACCGATAGATAATACTGCTCCAGGATTATTATTTTGAATACCTACATTTCCATTTGCTGCAATAAAGATTGAAGTAAAATTATTGTTATTTGCTGCAATTGAAAATGAATTGCCGACCCCCGTAAACACATTAAATGGATTTATTGTTAATGTATTAGCACCAGACGCAACAGAAATACTTTGAGTGTTTATTACTAATGAGTTTGCAATAGTTACATTGTTTGTAGTTTTGTCAAATGTAAATGCGGCGCTTCCACCAAATGCACCAGAATCATTAAATTGTACCTGAGTATTGGTGCCGCCAGGTGTACCACCGCTGCTTGATCCCCAATAACCTGCGTCGCCTTTAGATCCAGTATAACCAACAGAACCCCAATAGCCAGCAGATCCAGTATAACCAACAGAACCCCAGTAGCCAACAGAACCCCAGTAGCCAGCAGATCCTGAATAGCCAGTTGAGCCTGAATAACCAGTTGAGCCTGAATAGCCAGTTGAGCCTGAATAGCCAGTTGAGCCTGAATAACCAACAGAACCCCAGTAGCCAGCAGATCCTGAATAGCCAGTTGAGCCTGAATAACCAACTGATCCAGTATAACCAACAGAACCCCAGTAGCCAGCAGATCCAGTATAACCAACAGATCCTGAATAGCCAGTTGATCCAGTGTCGCCTTTATCACCAGTTCTTACAAATGTAATAATAACATCTAAGTTATTTGCAAATGCAGTAGTGCCATTTAAGAAAGCAACTGGCACATGAAAATGGTTCACATCTTCAGTATGATAACCATTAATAGAAAAATTAGCTGCGTTTAATACATTAGCTTGCTCATATAGTTTAAATGTACCTTTAATAGCAGATGTTGAGTCATCAATTGTTTGTAAAAAGTTATAATTATTTGCACTAAATTGATCTAAATAATTAATATAAAGTATACTTGCTGAACTCAAATTTAAATTATTAAAAAATAGCACACCGGTAGCAGGAGTTGTATCAACCGTATTATTACTAAATAGATATTCAAATGAAGCGCCACCAAAGTCGCCCTTATCACCTTTAGAACCCCAGTAACCAATATCACCTTTAGAACCCCAGTAGCCTGTATCACCCCTAGAACCCCAATAACCATTATCGCCTTTAGAACCCCAGTAGCCAGCAGATCCTGAATATCCAACAGAACCGGTATAACCTACAGATCCCCAATAGCCATTATCACCTTTAGAACCCCAGTAGCCTGTATCACCCCTAGAACCCCAGTAGCCTGTATCACCCCTAGAACCCCAGTAGCCAACAGATCCTGTGTAACCCCTAGAACCCCAGTAGCCAACAGAACCGGTGTAACCTGTATCACCTCCACCGCCACCACCACCGCCTGCTCCCCAATATACTGCAGATCCATTTGATAATAGAGCTTGGCCGGATGTTCCAATGGATCCATTAGCTACAATGCCCTTGAGCGACAAATTATTAAATAAATGAATAGTATCTTTAGACATTAGACATTACTACCAGTGTGGTGTTTGAAATTGTAGATGACATATAAGCAAATTCTATAGGTGTTGTGACAAATGTAGCATTAGCAATATATTTCTTAAAAGTATTTGTAGATGTAACTACACTATTTCCATTCCTACTTGCAATAACTCCATTTGAGTTATAACTTAAAGCTAATTTATTTGTGGTATCTTGAGATCCACAATTGACTGTGTTTATAAAAATGTTATTAGATGCATCTACATATATTCTGTTATTTGCATCAGTAGAGTTAAAACTTAGAAGTGTTGTATCACTTGCAATTGCATTCCATTTAAGATATATTGAACCTTCATCTTGATTATATGTATGAAATGGTACATATTCTTTTAATTCAAAATTTTTAATATAAAGTTTATTATTAATATCACCAAAACCAAATGATACAACAGCATTATCTGTTGTAGCAGAGAATATTACAGAAAATGTAGTTTCTACATTTGATGCTATATAACCACCATAGTCATTTTTACCAAAAACTGTACCAACTTCAATTCTCGATGGTCCAGTATCTCTTTCAGAAAGATAAGATTCAGTAATATTATCAGTGGTATAATAAGCTCTGCCAGAGAGAATGTATATTTTTCCAATATCTACATCTACTTGTTTTGTTTGACAGTTATCTTTTTGACCAGAAGAAATAATTATCTGGTAATCATCTTCTGACGTAATGATACTTCCGTTTATCGAATCATAAGATGTTATTATATTATCTTTGGTTTTAATCGGGCCCATCACACCAGATGTGATATACGTATTTGCATATGTAAATACATTATTATTCGACTGACGAATTGTTACATTGTTTGAACCGTTGAAGTAAATTCCAAGGCCTTCGGCTGTTTTAATATTTCTTCCACTCAAAGTATTTTCCGAATACAAATTACATTGCAATATATTCTTTTCAATACTGAATGTTGTCGGTATAACCGTAGGGGTAACATTAACAATGCCGATGTTATTTGCAATAGATACTGTTAACTCAAGCGGAGTAATTCCGCTTTTGCAAAGTGCATATTGTTGTTCAGATGCTTGAATACCGTTGTGGTTTACATCAAGAGTCGAATACCAAGTTGTATTACCGGCTGTTATATGAATTTTATAGTTGATAATCTTCTGAGTCGGTAAATCAAAAGTGTCGATTGTCTGCGAAGAAGTATCAGTAGATATGTAAACTACATTAGCCATATATTCTTCTTATAATTACAAGTGTTGTTAATTATTTATATTAGTCAAAACTGTATCCATACAATTCAATATCATTTCTGAAGTACTTCCATGTGATGTCTAACATCTCTTGGTCATACATTTTTCTATAGTCAACTGGTTCTGATTTGAATGAATTTACATTTCCTCGGTAGTTAATAAATTCATCCTTATTCACAACACCAATATGATCTGCAATCTCGGCTAATGCATCAGTTCGTTCTTCAAATTTAAAAACATTCACATCATCATTAAACATTTCGTTTTGTTGAAATAAGAAGGAGTGGTTTCCATAGTATCTATGTCCATCTGGCCAATAAAAATTATGCATAATCCAATGTTTAAATGAATTATATTCATGAATAGTTTCATTATTTTTATATAAAGTATATATAGAATATTCACGGTCATATGGATTCCGTACAAATCCAAACGAATAATATTCAGTTATATTTAGATTACAACACCTAATACTAAGATGTCCATCTTTTGAAGTATATAAACCTGTCCAAGGATTAACATACCTGATAGCATTTAAACGTGTTTCAAGATAATGTGACAAGTTTGTTCCACCAGTTCTTGGATTATGAACAAATATATACGGATTTATTTCATTATGATATAACATATTAGCTTATGAAGTTAAAGGAACCGGTTATAAAACTGGCATTTGATGTTATATCACAAACAGTAGTTCCTGTGCCATTTGCGCCAGTATATTTAGTAGATGTAATACTAAATTGGGTTGGAATTGTACCAGTAGTCCTTCTTGTAATAGTTGGATCAAGTGGATATATTGAAACGTTTCCAAATGTTCCTTCATTACTTACTGATAATTTAGAAGTGTTACTTGATATTTGTGGAAGTGATACAGACATTACAGAATTTCTAATGAAACTGCTAGATCTTGATACTTTGACTGGGATTAATAGTTTTGTTTTAGTATCATAGATAATCGATTTTGGGACTCCAGAAATTTCAAAATCATGGGAACTGTTTGATGACGCAATTTCATAACACCATGGAAAATAATAAGAAGGGTCGGTATAGCCAGGATACGATTTATCACTATCACTGGTATTAAATGCTAATACAAAAATACTAGAGGGGTTTGCAACTATTTGGCCTACTATTAACATATACCTCTCTTTCGCATACGTTGATTGAGTACTATCACGGTAATCAGTATTAAAATCATAACTAGCGCTTAATATTTTATATCCAATAACTTTTCTAGTTGGTCCAAAATTAATATCCCATGCATATGAAGTATCGTCGGAGGGGAAATAACGCTGTGTCCATGCTAATGATATTTTTGAGTTCGCTGATGCCGTTTTTGAATTGTCTGGATAAGCAGCAGACGATGACATTAATAATAAATCGCCAGTAGTAATACTAGTACAGCTTCCGCCTTGACCTAGATAGTAATTATCTTCGGCATATTTAATATCATTAATATTTGAAAAATTATCTGTATTATTATAGTAAAAACATTGAGGCGAGTAATTAGTAGTGATAGTAAATTTACCAAATGCATTCTTTTGTCCGGAGGTATTGGATGCGGTTCCTGCAAATGTAAAACCATTAGAAACCTCGGGCGCTTGTAAAAATGCCGTTATATCTAGGTTTGTAAATGTTGAACTTGATACTGTATAATATGAGTTTACAGTACCATTATTAGTATTATATGATTTATATAAACCATTCGCCGCCAAATGTATCAATGATGGATTAATTCCAGGATAATTTACCCTGTCAAACTCCATAACATTGCCATATGAGTGAATATTACCAGATGTGATTGGTTTGCCTGTGTCTTCTTGAGCATTCCATCTTAATGATCCATTGGAATATAATGATATAATGGATGAGTTTACTGAAGAAGGGCTTCCAACTAATATATGTGCATAGATATTGTCCGACCAATCAAACAAAATTTTACCGCCTGCGTATACTCCAACAGATGTATTACTGATGTTTGATGCCCAGATAACATTCCCAGCTGGATTAAACTTTACTAAAATGTATTGTGGAGTATCAGAATCTTCAAATCCGACAATAATATTACCAAGACTATCTGTTCCAGTTGCCCTAGGAATAACATTGGCGTTGTATGTCCAATACTGTTCATAGTCTCTTAAATATGCACCTTGAAGATCAGAAAATGCTATAGCAGATCCTAGTGTAGTATTTATTGTCTCACCTGCTCCTGGTTGCATATATCTTACTGTATCAATATCTAAAGCCCCTGAAGTATTTGCATACCCAAGTTCTTTTCTGATCAATGTTGCACTAATATTATTTGTATTTGGCAGTGTGGTAATCGGTGGCATATTTTACTCTTAAATTTTAAGTAGATGCGGAAGTCTTTTCCCACCCTCTTTGTTTGATACTAGCCATGCAATAGTTACACAAACATTCATATTCTTCATCCATTCATTAGGAAATATCGTTTCCCTTCTAAATTCTTGGAATCTGATGTCTGTGTTGTCAATAAAATCTGCTAAGTATTTATCAGTATAATAGAGAAATGAGTTCTCATTCCAGTATGATACATGAGTAGGATCCTGGAATGCACCTCTTCCGTCGGTCGACGGAACCTCTATAAATGCCCATCCACCATGAGCCAAGACTCTATGGATCTCACTCATGATTTTTGTTTTATCATGGAGATGCTCTATAATATGAGAAGCATTAAGAACACCTACAGAATTATCAGGCAGTGGAATTCCATCATTAAGATCGCAAACAAAATCTGCATTTTCTCTTAGATCTACTGTGACATAACCAGGAAAAGGATTTAATCCTCCACCGATATCAACACATAATAGACCTCTATCCTTGGCATCCTTTTCAGCCAACAGTCTTGCATGTGAATTAAAGAGTTCTACAGTCGTTGTTTGGATTGCTTGGTTTCTTTCAAGCCATGTATTATTGCCGGTGATTCTGTAGATATAAAGTGTCTTTGGAATACGAACCATTTTAGTTTGAAGATATGTTCTAATCATAAGTTCATGATCATCACAGATAGATAATTCTGGATTATGACCACCAATTTGTCTGTAGAATGAAGATCTCCAACTGCGGACATGGTCAGGTGCATACCAAATATAACCGACACTATGACTAGACGGTTCAAAACTATTCATACAATAAAGAGATTTTCCCTTCCAGTCAAACATTTGATATGTCCAACCATATTGTTCATTGAAGGGTACAAACTCATCTTTCATATGCAACATAGCAGCATCACTAAAGACAAATCCAGCATTGGGATTATTTGTATAAGCCTTGAACAACTCTTCTAGACAGTCTGGTGTTATTAGATCATCATGATCTACTTCAACAAGAACATCACCGGTACCATGATGAAATGCTTTATTCTTGATATGACCAATGTTTGTATTATCATCAGCTGCTGGGAAAATCTTAACTTTTGGATTATGTTTAATCACTTCAGGAATATGATGAATTGTGCACTTATTATTAAGATACAAAACCCATTCCCAATTGTCATAGGTTTGTTCTAGAATCGTATCATACAATTCTAACAAATATGGCAGGTTGTTAGGATCGTGCTCAGGCGTAATAATACTAAATTTCATAACAAATATTTCCTAAATTTTATTTTAATCAAAAAAGAATAAGTGAACAAGCCGGCCATTATTTAAGGTATCACCAAAATAAGGTCCGGCAGAATGGAAACACCCGGCATCCATGATTATTAACCTATTGTATATATTACCAGCCACATCCGATATATCAAACTTGGTACTATCATAAAAATTACCGTTGAATGCATCATCAGCAAATTCATCTAAACGGTGTACTGTTTTATTTAATTTTGATCGATGAAGTCTGGTCCCGCTTTGAATAGGTGCATCTGGAGTCAGATAAATGATAGCTGCCCATTTCTGTTGGTCATAGTGATAGACTTGGGGATCTTTTGCAGTTGTTACTTGAAAACATCCATTACACCCATGAACATCCCAGTTTGTTATTTTTTCACCAATAATATTTTCAAACAGATGTTTTAATTCAGTAGGTCTGTATGTTTCCTTTGATCTAAACCCTTTATAAAATCTTAAATCTTCATTGTACTCTAATCCAAGAGCAAAATCTCTAACTTCATCTGGATTTTCATAGACATTATCAACAATAAAAAATCTTTTAGTTGGTCTATTTAATGAAAACAATGACGGTTGTTTTTCTATATAAGATTCTTGATTTAACTTATAAATTTTAGAAAGACCAACTAAGTGTTCTTTTCTAATGGAATTAAATCTTTCCGCTTTTTGATAAATCGATATTGCAGCATTTGGATATTCTAAAAATTGATATAATTCAGCCATTAGAATACATGCATTATAGCATTTTTCATTGTTTAGATTGGAACTATATAAATTTAGGTATTGATCAAAATAAAATATTGATCGGCGTGCTGATTCTTTTCTATGTTCTAAACCGAGCGGTAAATCTTTACATTCGTGTGCATCATAATAACTTTTAGCAAGTTGCCAAAAATCAGATTCATTCGAAGGAATTATCTCCACTTTGGCCCCTCGAACCATGCAACTAAACTATAACGTGTTCCACGAGTTACTGGAAGAACACGATGTTTAAAGAATGACGGAAAAAATACTGCCGTCCCCTGCATTCTAAGATCATTTTCCGGAGGTATATTCACACAATCAGTAAATTGTAAATCACCGCCAGTATATGATTGTGGATCTGAAAGTTGAATTACCATAGAAATTTTTCTGTGGTAAACTGGATCTTCATTCAGCCAAAATACATCATGATGTTCTTTATACTCGCCAAGTTGATCTTCTGAGTATTCTCCGAATTGAAGAAAATCTAACTTTGTAACATGAACATTAAAGAAATCATGATTAGCTTGAATTGCCATTTTCCAAACTTCATCAAATATATATTTGTATTTCCAATCATCGGAATTGAAAAACCTAACCTTTGTTTTTCTAATATCCTCGTTTACAATATGCCCACTTCCAGATCCGACTAAAGCATCTTGTGATGGGATTGATAAGCAGTCATTAATAATTCTATTACACATTGTATTATCAAAGCGCGCTTTAAAATAGCACCATTCACCTTTCATTATATTATCCTTCTATTTTAGATTTCAAATACTCTATTTGAGTTTTTTGATCTTTCAACACCTCAATTAGTAGTGCAACAATTCGGTCATATCTGACAGTTTTATAATTCTCGCCAGATATGCTTTTGCCTTCACTATTTATATCGAATGGTGCTGGTGTTACTGCCTCTGGAAGAACTGACTCTACTTGCTGTGCTAATAATCCCATATGTCTATCTTCATCTAAATATCCATATTTTTTTGCTATATCATTTCCAGTATAATATACACCATCAATAGCACTCAGTCTTGATAACGAATTGCCAATATTGCTTATTACGCTTTTAAGTCTAGCATCAGAATATCCGGATGTTATAGCCCCGGCTGCATAGATATATCCTTGTAATCCTTGAATACCAGTTGGCACATTAACATAGAGGATATCTGTCGCTGCTAAACCTGCTGATGAGCCTTGATATCCTTTGAATCCTTGAGGTCCTTGCAGACCTGTTAATCCTGGTGTTGTAGATTGTGGTCCTTGGGCACCGGGAGGTCCTGCAACACCACGAGGACCTGGTTGGCCTCTAGGGCCTGATAAACCAGTTGTTCCAGGGGAAACACCAGGATCGCCGCGCTGTCCTTGAACACCCTCTGGACCGCTGCCACCAGGAGCTCCTTGCGGTCCGCGTGGTCCTGGTGCTCCAGCACCACTTGAGGGAGGAGTCCATCCTGGATACCCTGATGAACCGATTGGTCCAAGCGGGCCTGAACCAATTGGACCAGGAGCTCCTGGCCCTCCAATAGAGCCAGAATAACCGATGGATCCTGAATAACCTTGTGGTCCTGCAAATCCCGGTTGACCGCGGCCGGCGGCGGACTGCGATGCCGGTGTACCAGGATTGCCTGTTGGTCCTTGAGGCCCACCTGGTCCTGTTGGTCCTTGAGGCCCCTGTGGACCAGGCGGACCTGGGCCGCCTGCCGAACCAGGTGGACCGGCTACAGAACCTTGATATCCTTGAAGGCCTTGATATCCTTGATTGCCTGATGATCCCGAATATCCACCTGTTCCTGAAGATGAAATATAACCACGCAAAGGCGAGCCTATAGGACCTCTTGAGCCTGGAGTACCGCTACCACTTCCAGCTGATCCTGGTGGTCCAGAACTTCCTACATATCCTATTGGTCCTTGTGGTCCCTGTGGCCCTCTTGACCCAGCAGATCCAGTATATCCAACTTGACCTTTTATATTAGTTTGTGCACCAATCCATTCACCAGAGCTATTAACAACATCTGTAGTTCCAATAGTTAAACCATTTTTTATATCAAATTTTTTAATGGTCATTGTGAAACCTTATCTAATAAAATTTTAATTTGGTGTTGTTGCTCTTTTATGGCTTCAATTAATAATGGAATTAACTTATCATATTGTACTGTTATAAAATTATGTCCTGTTAAACTAGAGTCGTTACCAGACATATCAAATGGTGCTTGTTTAATTACTTCTGGCGCAACCAATTCAACTTGTTGAGCTATTAATCCAATCTGTCTAGAATCATCATCGTAACCAAATTGTTTAGCATATTGATTTTGTTTAAAATATATTCCTGTAAGAGATAATACTTTATCAAGCGCATTGTCGATGGGTTTAATATTTGATTTTAATCTTTGATCAGAATAATAAGATGTTATATCACCAGTGGCTTGTAATGTTCCAGTTGGACCCGCCGGAGTATTAACACCAACGGCAGAAGCATATGAATATGTTGAATATGAAACACCCACTGATCCTTGATATCCTATTGGTCCTTGTGGACCTTGAAGACCTGAAGCACCAGTGGGCCCTGCAGCACCTGTATTTGTACCAGCAGAACCCCAATAACCGGCGGATCCTTGATATCCTTGAGGTCCTACTGGAGAAGGCCCGAGCGAACCAGTATATCCTACTTGTCCTTGTGGGCCAAGTGCAGAACCTGAAGGTCCTGGTGGTCCTGGTGGGCCAGGATTTTGACCGGGAATTCCAGGACCGGGATTGCCTTGCGGTCCTTGGATTCCTTGTGGTCCAGTTGCAGTTCCCCCTGTAGGTCCTTGTAGTCCAGATTGACCTTGTGCACCTACAAAACCACGAGAGCCTACTGGACCGAGTGAAGCACCTTGCGGACCTTGCGGTCCATCTATGCCCTCTAAACCTTGAACTCCTTGTTTACCTGGAATTCCAAATAGACCTGGAGGTCCTGGAGGACCTGGAGTAGTTCCTTGCGGTCCATTTGCACCAGAATTTCCTGGCGATCCTGCTCCGCCTACAGAACCGCTGTATCCTTGAATACCTTGCGGCCCTTTCAATCCAACATTATTAAAATTTATAATAGGCCCTTGAGCACCCTGTGGCCCATTTGGCCCAAAATCACCAGAAGCCCCCGGTGGCCCACTACCAGGTGGGCTAGCAGGACCTGGACTACCAATAGCGCCTTGAACTCCACGATCGCCAGTAGGACCAGCGGTTATAGTATTTGGTCCAGGATCGCCAGGCAATCCTGCATAACCAGAATTTGGTCCTTGCCAAACACCGCTAGAATCAACTATTGTTTGTGCGCCTGAAATAATTCCATTAGCAACAATGAACTTTTTATCATTCGCCATTTAATAATTCCTCTAACACCATTATTTCACGCTGTTGTTTTTTTATAGTTTCAATTAATAATGGTATAAATCTATCGTACATAACAGTTAGATAATTTTCATCAAATGGTGCTTTTTGAACAATTTCAGGAGCAACTTTTTGGACTTCTTGAGCAATAACACCTATTTGACGTTGTTTGTTTTGAAATCCGTTTAATTCAGCTAAATCATTTTGGGTGTAAAAAACTCCATTTAAATTATAAATAATTTCATCTGCATTTTTTATATATTCTATTTCGTCTTTAAGTCTTACATCAGAATAATAACTAATTATATCACCAGATGCTCGAACATCGCCTGTTGGCGCCGGAGTAGCAATTCCTACTGATAAATTATTTACAGAAATGGTTGTAGTTTGATATCCGTCCGGTGTACCTGGATTGCCAACTGGTCCAGTTCGTCCAATTGGTCCAGTTGGGCCTGGTGGTCCTTGTCTACCGGGTGCGCCTACTGATCCTTGATATCCATTCCCGCCAGTTGGTCCTATAAGCCCTGTTGCACCTTGTGGGCCTGGTGGTCCACCCGCGACTCCTGGCAAACCAGTCAGTCCTCGCGGGCCAGCAGCATAAGATGGAATACCTGGAAACCCGGTAATACCATCGGGTCCCGGTGAACCGGTATTGGGCGTGGCTGAACTCGGCGCCCCAATATCACCTTGTGGGCCTGCAGGTCCCTGCGGTGCGCTGATACCTGTTGGTCCTGTTGGTCCTTGCTGGCCTAAAGCTCCCTGCGGTCCTTGTCTACCCTGTGCACCGGTAGCACCGGTCGGGCCCACTATACCAGAAGAACCACTGTATCCGATAGGACCTATAACAGTTCCTTGTGGTCCTTGTGGGCCAATTGGCCCAGGAGGTCCCTCTGGGCCTGGAGTACTCGATGGAGTATTATTGTCAGGACCTGGAGGACCAGGAAACCCAGGATATCCTGTATCGCCTAAAAGTCCTTGCGGACCCTGAGATCCATAAGTTCTTACTCCAATAAATCCTTGTGCGCCAGAGGCAGAACCAGAATATCCTTGGGGTCCTGAAGGGCCCGGAGTACCAGATGGTCCTGGTGGGCCTGCAGAACCACTGTATCCTATTTGACCAGCCGAGCCAGGAAAACCAATAGGACCCGGCGCGCCAACAGATCCTGTATAACCAATAATATTTGTCTGTGGCCCTATCCACTGGCCTTGATTATTAATAATAGCGATCGTATTAACAGAAATACCATTTGCAGGAACTACAAAGCCTTTTTTCACTATTTAAAACTCCAAAGTTAAGCAGGTATAGGCAGTGGTTCGGCGATTGTATTAAATTTTGTTGATGTTGCAGATGCAGGAGTAACATTAACACTTACTATGTTAGATGCAATCGATACATCAACTGTAAACAATGGACTTGATGTATATAAAGTGCCATATTCTGTTGCATAAGCTGTAGACCCATCAGTCGTTACCATTAAAATAGTTATATGCTTATTGCCGGAAGCTTGAGTAGCTTGTATTAAATATCTAGCACTGCCATAGGTTGTAGTGCTGTATGTAGCTATGGGTGTAACTGATGTTGATGTTGTAGTAACCGGTGTCGTTATTGTTGATCCGGCGGATCCCCAGTAACCTACAGAACCGGTATAACCAACAGAACCCCAGTAGCCTGTATCACCCTTAGAACCCCAATAGCCAACAGAACCGGTATAACCAACAGAACCGGTATAACCAACAGAACCCCAGTAGCCTGTATCACCCTTAGAACCCCAATAGCCAGCAGATCCTGAATAACCAACAGAACCGGTATAACCTACAGATCCCCAATAGCCAACAGATCCTGAATAACCTACAGAACCGGTATAACCAACAGAACCCCAGTAGCCTGTATCACCCCTAGAACCCCAGTAGCCAACAGAACCGGTATAACCTACAGAACCGGTATAACCTACAGATCCCCAATAGCCATTATCACCTTTAGAACCCCAGTAGCCTGTATCACCTTTAGAACCCCAGTAGCCAGCAGATCCTGAATAACCAACTGATCCAGTATAACCAACAGAACCCCAATAACCAGCAGACCCAGTATATCCCTTAGATCCCCAATATCCAGTTTCTCCACGATCTCCCGGAGGACCTCCATCGCCAATTGATCCCCAGTATCCTGTAGAACCAACAGGACCAATTGATCCAGTATATCCAATCGGACCTTGAGCGCCGACTTGACCTAGTGATCCAGTATATCCGCGAAATCCTTGATTTCCTTGAAAACCTTGATTGCCTTGTGGACCAAAAGGACCTTGATATCCTTGATTTCCTTGATTTCCTTGTGGACCGTTAGCAGGGCCTTGAGGTCCCTGTGGACCTTGTGGTCCCTGTGGACCGGCCGTTCCTGGGCCGCCGCCACCTGATCCAGGTTTAACATAAACAATATTTCTTGAAGGTGGAGAAGCTACAGTTATTTTCATTATAACTTATCCTTAATGAGACACGCTAGGTGAAACTGTTACAATACCTTCAACTAATCTAGATACAACACCAGCATTATCAGTTAAGATACAATCATATACGTAACGACCTGCTGAAACCGAAGATGTTAGTGTAGAATTGGCAGCAAGAGATACTGCACCATTGGCAACAGTAACATCAAATGCATATGCCGTATTTGATGTATAATGTTTGCGAAATTGTGATTCACCAGTATATCCTGTAAAATCAATATCATTTCCATCATTATCAGTCACATTAAATGTGATTGAATAATCAGTTCCTTGATCGATGGTGATGTTTGCCTTTATTGCCATTTTTATCCCTCTGTCGATTCCACTTATTGCAAATATTAGCCATATGACTTTTTATCGCAGATATATATCTTTGGATGTACTAATAGTGTACATTAGTCTAGAACTATGATATATTTATAAGAATGGGCATGTGGAGATCTTATGAAAATTGCAATTATTGATACGCTTGGTTTGACTTATGATGGAAGTACGCTAGATAAGCGCGGACTCGGTGGGTCAGAATCCGCTGTCATCCTTATATCAAAAGAACTAGCAAAAATCGGTTTTGATGTGACAGTTTTTAATGATTGTACATCAGACAACTCTAAACCTGGCCAGTATGACGGTGTCTGGTATGAACCATTAAAGGCTGTTGAGTATTGTGAAAGTTTTGATATCATGATCGGTTCTCGGTCGGTCGCTGCGTTCGCTCCTCAACATATGATCGACGAGTTCAAGAACTTTATCGGTGGTCTCCCAGATTTCACTCGTATCCAACAGAATTCCAAGCACAAAGTACTCTGGATGCATGACACCTTCTGTGATGGAGACACCCATCTAGAAGGTTTCTTACTCGATGGTTTCATTAATGAAATCTTTACACTCTCTGATTTTCATACGTCATATGCAGGAAACTGCGACCATGGTAAAAAACGTATGTTTGAAGTCATGAAGAAGTTTATATTCCAGACACGTAACGGTATCGGCAACATGCCAAAGAAGTTTGTAGATATTACTCAGAAGGATCCGAACCTCTTTGTTTACAATTCGTCTGTGACTAAGGGAATGGTTCCTCTTGTAAAAAAGATCTGGCCCGAGGTAAAGCGTCGGCATCCAGAAGCCAAGTTGACTGTCATCGGCGGTTACTATAAGTTCCGTGAGGACTCAGAACCAGACCAGCAACAGCGTGACTGGACGGACATGGTAGTCCAATACGGCAATGACATCAACTTTACCGGGATCATCACTCAGAAAGAGATCTCTGATATCCTAACCAAAGCATCGTACATGATCTATCCGGCTGCATTCCCGGAGACGTACGGCATCTCGGCACTTGAAGCCTTGGCACATAACGTTCCTCTGATCACCAACAACTTTGGTGCATTGGAAGAGACCGCATTGGATCTGGCATGTTACAAGATTCCTTATGCCATCGAACCAAATAGTTTGTTCCCATGGATTCCTGGTGATATTCAGGAACAGCGATTTATTGACATGGTATCTCGTGTATATAGTGATAGGCATTTACATCAACAAAAGATGTACGCATGCAATCAGGTAAAAGATATTTGTGGCTGGGATTCTGTTGCTATGCAATGGAAGCAGCATCTTTATCATAAACTTGGTGAATATTTGCCGGTTAAAGAATATCGTAAGGTTTCTAAGATTAATCATAGAATACATAAAATATTTGGACGCCGCTGGACGAATCCTGAAGAGTTTTCAGTTCCTCGTCAAGAATGGCAAAATGATATTAATGTAGTTACACCGGTTTACAACTCAGAGAGTTATATTCAGCGGTGTATTTTATCAGTTGCACAACAAGACTATAACAATTATCACATGTATATTATTGATGATGCATCAACAGATAATACTGTTCAAGTTGCATTAGATACAATCAATTCGTTGCCTGAACAAATTAGATATAATTTTACATTAATCCAAAATGATGTAAACTACGGTGCTGTTTGGAATCAGGTCAATACTATCGAACAAGAGTGTAATTCTGGCATTGTTATGCTTCTAGATGGTGATGACTGGTTGGTAAATGATCCTAACATCTTCCACATGTATAACAACTTATACGATGAAGGTGCAGAGTTCACATATGGTTCATGTTGGTCTGTTTGTGATAATATTCCTTTAGTTGCCCAGGAATATCCACCTGAGGTTAAGGCTAATAAGTCATATCGTGACTATAAGTTTAGTTGGAATATGCCTTATACGCATTTGCGTACATTCTATGCAGGTTTGATGCACAAGTATCTTCAAGATCATGGTAACTATGCATTCAGGGATCCAGAGACTTTAGAATGGCTAAAGGCAGGCGGAGATACTGCAGTATTCTACACTATGATTGAACAAGCAGATCCTGATAAGGTTGTTTGCGTCTCAGATGTAGTATACAACTATAATGACGCCAACCCGATTAATGATTATAAAATTAACGGGAGCGAACAGACTAAGACTGCTAACAAAGTGATAACCAATAAACAAAATAAAATCACGCCCCGATTCTCAATCACAATACCAACAATGTGGCGTTGTCAGGATCTTACCCATAGACTTTTGACTAATTTAGTCGAACATCCTTTAGTTGGCGAGATCATTCTTATTAATAACGATCGCGAACGAACTCCTAAATGGGATATTCTTAATCATAAGAAGATCTATGAGATTGAGATGTATGAGAACATAGGTGTTAATCCTGCCTGGAACATGGGTGTACAGAATAGTAAATATGATTTAATTGGTATCATAAACGATGATATCGTGTTTGACCCAAAACTATTTGATAAGTTAGTTGATAAACTGACACCTGATGTTGGTGCATTTGGTATTATCAATGGTTGGGCAGAAATGAACCAACCAGTTACTACTGATGGCTCTATTGATTTCCTTAAGTGGGAACATGGAATGATTATTCATTGTTTTGGTCAAGCATTTTTTATGCACAAGAATAATTGGTTAAGTATTCCAGAAGAATTAATAATCAATTTTGGTGATGCGGTTATTTTCCATCATCAACTTGTAAATCATCGCGATAATTATTTAATCTATAATATTAATTTTGAATCTGAAAGATCATCAACAGTACATGATAAAACTATTCCACTGATTGCTACATATGATTTTGACAAAGAATATGCAATATATGCCGAATGGGAAAATAATAATCCTATTATAAAGAAAGAAGTATCAGTGATACCAAAGAAGATCCTAATTGCTATTCCGTGTAAGAATGATATTGAAGCAGATACATTTAAGTCGGTCTATGATCAAATTATTCCAGAAGGATATAAAGCAGACTTCCAATACTTCTTTGGTTATGCTGTAGATCAGGTACGGAATCTAATTGCAGACTGGACTGTTAAGGGATATGACTATCTCTTTGCTGTGGATCATGATATGATCTTTGCTGCAGATACTTTACAGAAACTTTTAGCTGCCGACAAATCGATTATATCGGCTGTATACCGTCAAAGATTAGAACCGCAGGTATTAGAGATTTATGATCACGGTTACCATAATATTCCATATGAACATCTTTATAATAGAGGAGTAATTGAAGTTGGTGGTTGTGGATTTGGATGTGTTCTTGTCAAGAAAGAAGTATTTGCCGATATTGGTTATCCGCAATTTGTATATCATCAGGCATTAGATCATGCTTATACACTTAGTGAGGATTTAGACTTCTGTAGAAAGGCAAAAGAAAAAGGATATACAGTCTGGTGTGATACATCTATTTTATGTGGTCATATTGGCCAGAAGGTATTCACACCAGTATAACCAGTTAGATCGACAGTAGCATCGTTATCATCAATAACGTTGATCGGTGTCTGGAATGTACTTTCCTGGCCAATATCTAAGTTTGCTTTGACTGTTATTTATTCTTCCATTAATCTTTTAAATTTATAATCATAGCTTTAAGAATTCCAACTGCACCTGGATGTAATGTAATACCGATACTTATTCTTGGATCATCGTATACAACTGGAATCTGATAATATTTATCAAATGAACCAAAGTGATTTAAAACTGCTTTAGCTGCAGGTGAATTTGGATTAAATAAAGTTGCAAGTCCAGCAAAACCTTCTGCTCTTACAAATTCTGAATTCTTTTGTTGGAATTCCTCAGAATACCACCACGCTCTAGATCCTGTTGTTGTTTGACCATATACCGGGTGTCTATGAAGTAGATATGGTTTATCATTAATTTGCTGACTGCTATAGCTACAAATTCCTACCGTATAACCATCTACATCATACCGAATTATTGGATGGTTGTGTAATTGATCGATCAAGGCAGCTTTGAGATCATCATCACCCATTCTTTTGCGTTCTTCAGAAATATATGGATGTGCTTCTGAATATAGTCTTTCAAGCACCTCTCTTGATATATCATCTACTGTTATTTTTGTAAGTGTTAACATGATTAATCCTATGTCCAAGTAACATTGACTGTTGCACCTGCAGCATATGCTGCAATAAACATATCTCCAGGACCGCTAGATCCTGACCACGACCATGCTGATGATGTCGAACTATTAATAGATGAATTTGAGAAAGTAGCAGAAGTTCTAGAGAATGACAGAGATGTAGTATTATTAGCAACAGTCATTGTGGTGAAACCGGAATTGGTACCGTTTCCGCTGTCTTCTAGATAGAATTCCAGATAAGAAGTTGATGAAACAACTTCTGAT